TCTGCGGAAAGTGGTAATCCGCATGGCGCAAGAAGCGAGATTTTTTTGCATAATAATCATATTGCTGACTTTTGGCATGAATCAAAAACGCTTGACGTTGATGTCCGCACGTTAAGCCGTTGGCCAACATCAACAACGAAAAGCCGTTTAAGAGCTTTAGGTGCGCATGTCACTACTAAAAATGGTGTGACTTTTCTTGATAACGTTAAGATTTAATAAAGGGGCTAAAAATGACTGTTTGGGTACTGATGGAAGAAGTAGACATTATCGGTGTTTTTAAGGATAAGGACGAAGCCATTAAGTTGGCGGTTAAACTCGACCTTAATAATTGGACAATTCAAGACTTTAAAGTAAAGGGGCTATAACATGAAACAAACTATTAACTTATTCGACTTTCGCCGTGCGTTCCAAGACCATGACCTAGATAATTTTAGCTATGACGGGCTAAACGTGCTGTTTGATGCGTTGACAGACTTTGAAGCTGGCGGTGGTGAAGAAGTTGAGCTTGATGTGATTGGGCTGTGTTGCGACTTCGTAGAGATGTCAGCGGACGATGTGCGAGACTGTTACCCAGCGTCAACGGATTGGGAGTCAGTCGAGGAATTTTTAGGGGACGAAACTTGGCTTTGCGGTTCGTTCAAAGATGGCAACGGCAAACGTTTTGTATTTCAACAATTTTAAGGAGATTTAATCATGGGCTACAGAAGCGAAGTTAAGAGTGTGATTTATGGTAACAAAAATGACGTATCAAAGTTTAAAGAGCTATTTTTTAATGAGTACAATCAGCTAGTCGAGGATTTTGCATCAGAGCTAACAAGCTTTGACCGTGGTGACAGAACTTTTATTTATTTGGATGCTGACTACGTGAAATGGTACGACGAGTTTGAGGAAGTGCAACGATGGCACGCTTTTTTGACCTTAGCGCAAGACCTTGGGCTGGCTACCGAGTTTGTGCGCGTGGGCGAAAGTAGTGAGGGCGACATCGAGCAAGACTATGGTGGTGAGGGATGCCATTATTACTTAACACCACGACTAAGCATTGACGTGGGCTTTAAATATCAAGGAGCATAAAATGAACACTAAACAAGAGATGTTAGACGCACTTTATAGAGCGCAAAAACTGCTGGCGGATGTTTATCACTATTCGCAGGACATTGAAAACGGTTCGGCCGAGAGTGCTTTAGGTTGTGCTGATACTTGCATTTATGAAGCGATTGACGCATTAGAAAACTTCGGGGGCTAGACATGAACATATCAATACTGAGCGCGGACGATTTAGTCCGCTATGCTAAACCATCAACCGAACTCGAATATGCGCTCATGGAGTGCTTGCGGGATAACGTGGGCATCTTAGAGCGACAAGACGAGATAATAAGTGATTTACAAAGCGTTATTCAAGATTTAAACCAAGACTGCGAGATATTAAGAAAAGCTAATGTTAGAATTCTTGAAGAAATGGCGCAAGCAGAAACGTTGAGGGTTTAACATGCTCTTAATATCTGCCGCCATCATAGCGGGCTTAATCGCTATTATTTACGACTTGTGACACCATCCTATCAAACTAAAACAAAAGGGGCTTAAAAGCCCCTTTTTGTTTGTCTGTCATCTGTAAAACTGTTATTTAATCACAACCATTTTCGGTGGTTCTGTAATTTCAACCGCTCGCCTTAACTCAGACTTGTTCATCTCTGCCAATTCAGGTGCACAATAGATGTGCTTTTTGCTGTCATATTCTCTTGACTTTAAACGCCCGCAGTCAACCCAGCCCGCTTCTTTAAGCGCATGAAGTAAGGCAGCCTGAGGGACTTTGACCCCACTAGGTGCTGAACCCGCCAGTCTGTCACATAATGAGTGGAATGGTGAACCGATAACACCTTTTGCAAATTCGCCCACACGATTACGCATTTGCTCGACCAAGTAAGACTCCGCCATGCTCATACCATGCTCGACTAGGTTAGTTTTAAACTCTGTCATCATAGGGCTAGCACTAGGATTAAACTTAGACACATCACGAGACACAAGCCACGAAGCAATAGCGCTAAAGCCCCCATTTTTATACCACGTCCAAAGTTTAGTAGCCTCGCTAGGGTTCATACGAGGCGCATGACTCCATACGCAGAACCAACGACGGTCTTGTGAAGCGAGAGAGATAGGCACAGGGTCATTACTAAAAGCTAGCACAAAAACTCGGTTTAGCATCATGTAAGGGTGCAAACCTTTACGGTTGATAGGTAGCATTTCAGGTGGCGCTGCAATAATAGGCTTTAGCTTGTTAGCAAGTTGACGCCTAGCAGAGGCATCAGGCTCTTTTAGCTCATTGATAATTAGCACTTCGGACTCTAGTTGATAGCCCCATTGGCTATTCACGCTGTCATTATCCATAATGCCACGATTACGCAAGTTATCACCACAGACAGCCCATAGGAACGGCGCCCAAAATGTATCTTTACCAGAGCCTTCGTCACCACCATGTAGCACAGCGTGGTTAATCTTAATCTCAGGGTGTTGCACCTTGAACGCCATCACGTCTAGGATATGCGCTAGTTCATCCTCGTTAGGCACTAGACTACGTGCATGGTCTAGCCACGGGGTTATGTCACCCTCGACTAGGTTAGTAGGACGGGCATCACGCCAGCGGTTGCCATAGATGTCACCATCACGAGACACAAGCACAGTCTCGCCTGCAGCATAGGTTATGCCAACAAGTGCTTTAGCACCCATTGATTGACGGTTTTCATCATAAGACACAGCAGGAAGCACACGGGTGGCGGTGTGAATAGAACGGCAGTCAACATGTCTAAATAACGCATTAAAAGTAGAACGGCTAACCTCTCGGCGGTCTTGTAAATCAAAATAGGCATCATCCTCTTGTATATAGGCAAAGCGCTTGAACCAGTCAGCCTTCTCGATACGGCCTAGCTCTTTACGCTCTACCTCAGCGATTAGGTCGTCAGCGTCATGCGTAAACATATCGGAAGGTTCAATCTTAGATAGTGCTGTGTTCATCACGTCCGCCAGTAGTTCCTCACGCAAGCCGTGAGTATGCTTAGGGCCGCCATTGTCAGCCACCCATGATAAGAAGGTCTTGCTGTCAAGGTCTTGACAATGTTCATGATAGCAACAGAACGAACGGTCTAGGGGCTTGTATCTAGCCTCAGGGTTACCATCGCTATGACTAGCGCTATTAGGACACACGACACCAACCCAACCCTCGCCGTTTTTAGGCGTGACAATCATGCCGTTAGCACTCATCCAGCTCAGGACATCGTCACCACCATCGTCTTTCAATCTAATAGACGTGATAGAAGCGGTGTCAGCAGGTGCAGGTGTAACCTGTAACGCTACACATATCTGAGGTAGACTGAACTCACGCTCAGGGTGCAGCTCAATTAGCTTAGAAGCATAACTGTTACGATTAGGCTTAAGATTAACGCTATCAGGCACTCTAAAGTTACGGACAGGGTTAATAGCACCGCCATCCGTGAAACCAGCATCAGCAATAGCTTTAATCGCAGCACTAAAATCTCCCTTCAAAGGTTGATCGTCTAACGCAAATGTGTAGCCATACTGATAATTATCAGGGCTAGTCTCAATAATCCATGTAGGCGCCAGCGGTGGCACCTTAGACTTAGTGCCTACGTCATCTAGCACCATGAACGCGACACGCTCACAGTTAGATGCAGACGCAGACACCTTGCCATCAGCAAAGCGGTCAACGATAAAGCAAGCGGTGTTAGCGTACCAAGCATCGCCTTGTCTAATCTTAGCTTGTTCAGGCAAGTAGGCAGGCCATGTACACTTGATAGCACCATCATTATGGTATTGCAAAGCGCCCTTATCAAGTAAAGGCTTTTGCTTAACTAGCAAAACAGTCTCGCCAACAGGGGCGATACTTATTAAATAGTCAATAAAATTTAACTCGCTCATTTTCCATACCTCGTCATTATATCGGCTTCAATAGACAAAGGGAGACCCTTAGCCCATTCAGGGGGCGTACACATTACATCGCTCATTCGTTGTAGCACTTCATTCGGTGTATCGGTCTCGATTACAATCTCATCGTGAACGTGTAATATCACGTCATCTAAGTTTCTTAGTGAGTGTCGGAGTAAATCGTTAGCAACGGCCTGGGTGATGTTCTCACACGCAAGGCCCTTCCATAATCTAGCTCTAGGCCACTCGGTAGCGTCAGCAGAGGGCTTCCACGCTGCTTTAGCGTAAGTCACCCCCTCAGGTTCTAGCTTCGCATGTGGATAGCAAAGTATTCGACCCGAAGGCAAAGCATACCATAAATGTACGCCATCGTATAAGTATGTCACACGGCCTACGCTAAACTCTTTACCAACGTTACGCATCGCCCGCATGTAGGCAGACTCTAGTGACTGCCAATAATTAACAGCCCATTGGTTAGCTCGTCGCCAAGCGTCGACTGTGCGTTTAGCATCTGACTCGCTAAGTATAATGCCATAATTACGGCCCATAGCACCAAAAGCGCCCACGCCGCCACCAAAGCCGCATGATAGTATTGCCACTTTTCCAATTTGGCGTTTGTCTGGCGTAATGTCCGTTTCGGCTTGATGGAATATTGCCGCTGCTTCTCTAATATAAATATCACGACCTGATCTAAAAACATCTAGCACCTCTTCTGCACGTGGATCATTGGAAAGCCAAGGGGTCAGTCTAGCCTCTACCGCGTTCCAATCGGCAACGACTAGGGACTTACCCTTAGCAGGAATTAACGCAGGACGTAGCATACCTTTTAGTACATCGGTAATACGTTTGCCGTATGTCGGCACAATCGCATGACCTCGCACCATCGCATGTCTAACAGCCTCTGGGTCTTTAGCACACTTACGTGTGAAGTTATGTACTTGAGCGCCATAGCTAGACGCACGGCCTGTAGCGCTACCACCAGCGAATACAAACGCGCCACGTACTCGGTGGTCTTCTTCGTCAGCGAGCTGTGATAGGCGGTTGAACTTAGCGACAGATGACGCCCATAGATCGTCAGCACATTGGATAACGTCAGCGACATCGGCTGGCACTTCGTCAGGGTTCTCTTCGGCTAACAATAACAAGTTAGCGCGAACAGATTTGTCAATAGACATCTTCTTGTCACCGTCTTTAATGATGGTCATCAGCTTAAGGGCTTCAGGGCCAACACGCTCAATCACCCACTCACGCATACGCGGTGAACGTACTGACGTGATAACACCTTTCGTTACCTCAGACACGATACGCTCAATCTCTTCTAGCTCTACACTTGCGTAGCGGATAGCGGAGTCGGCAAGGTCTTTATCTAGCAGCACACCTTTGTCGTTGATACGTTCATTGATGTGATAGTCTGCAAGCTCTTGGTCTGATAGATTGCGCAAGGCTTTTGAGATAGTGCGCATGACTTTAACGTCAGTTTCACAGTAGGCAATCATCTCAGCCATCAAGGTAGGGTCATCGTTAAACGTGCCGTCAGCACGAGGGAGTGATAGCAGTCTGATTAACTGCTTACCACGGTGGTCTTTACGCATCGTGGCCCCTGAGAAACGTCCTACGTCCTCTAGTGAGCCAGGCGCACAGTTAGCACGAGCTTGGGTAGCTGTGCAATAAAACTGTGTTAAATCAAAGTTAATCTGTAAGACATACCAAAAGACTAGGCGCTCAAACGTCGCATTGTGCGCACGTATTTGACCCTTAAAGTTACGTACCTCTTCGGGGAACGGCATATCTGGCGTCCATGTAATGACGTCACCATCATCAAACGCATAGGACATACATAGCACATCGGTGCTACTGTCTTGAGCGTAGTTGTAGACGCCGCGACTAGGTAAGTCGCAGCGACTACGTGACTCAAAATCGAGCCACAGTATCATTATGTTGAACGACGACGACGTGTAGTTTCAGCAGGTGCTTCTTCTTCAGCAGTCTCGCCTGAAGCTTCAGCATCCATACCTACCCATTCTTTAATGTCAAAGACAGGGGTATAGATTTTGCCATACGACTTATGTTGGTAATGCTCTTTCTTCAAGTAGATGACAGGCACAGGCTTAGTCTGATCTGCTTCTACTTGATTAGCAATAGCTACTGCTAACGCTTGAACTGCACGTTTACCGCCGACAGATGTAGTAGAGAAGCGAACTTCTAAACCCTTATCTTCGCCAGAGATGCACTTTAATGATAGACCTACTTGCGTCTCCCATCCGCGTTTAGCTGCAGGTGGCGCACCATCAAGCTCAGGCAACGGCTGTGATACTGACACCATCTTCTCACCTAATACGTCGCCATCACCCCATGCGATAAAGCCATGAATGAATGAGAACGGATTAACAGCCCATGTAGCGTCATCTTCGACTTCTGTTTGGTCTGCACCAAACACCCAATGGCCTGTCTTGTCCATCTTAAGAATAGCAACGCCTGCTGGCGATACATCGTTCTCTAGTGAACGTAAGGCTGAGCTTAAAGAAGCGACTGCTGGTAGATTTGCTTGTGAAAAAGTTACGATATTAGACATTTTAATTTCCTTTAGATGATTTTATTAAGGGCAGCGGTCAATTGCTGTCCGATTTGCAACAATGCTGGGCGAGAATCATTCTCGTTTGCCAGCGTACTACCTGAACTAATAGCGACGACTGTCCCCTCAGGTAAAGTAAGACCGTGTTTTTTAAGCACCTTCTCAGCTTTAGCTGGTGAGATTAACGTCGTCTCTATTATGTCAGATTCTTGTAGGTCTTTAAGAAGTGCAGACTTCGCATCCTCTTCGTTAACCCATTGTCTAGTCGCACGTTTGGCAACTAGCTTATAGCCTGGGACAGGTTTACCTGCCTCTAGTATTTGGAAAGCTAACGCACGTAAGTCTGTGATCCATTGCTCAATTACGTCGGCGTTCTGCAAGTATACACCAATTTGTTCTACGGGCAACGCATCTAGTTTGATGTGTAACACACGGTCAACAGCACCAGTCATCTGAGGGCAGATAGGCTTGGCTGCACACCAACGGCAATGATCGCCTGCATTAAGTCTAGCGTCAGGCGCTTGTGATTGACGGACTGCAAGTGCTAATGACTGCTCAAACAAAGCAATACGAGCAGGGGTTGTGGTCCAGCGTTTAACGGCTGGCGGTTGTACGATAATCATCTCAATAGATGTCACGCCATCAAACACCCATGACACTTCTTTAGTACGCATGGCAGCAGCAGCGTAGAACATAAGCTGTGGGTTCTCTTCAACCTCAACGGCTACACCGTCACCAAACTTCCAATCTAATACATACGCTGTGTCACCGATGCGACCTAAGAAGTCGGTAGAGCCAAATACGTTTGGCAAGAAGTTACCAAAGCCAACGCGCGTCTCAACGGCATACTCCATCTGCTTATCAGGATCAATTGCATCTAACGCATCAAGCGCGGGTTTGATTTTGTTGTCAATCAGTTCTTGCGTTAATACTTGTTCTTCGTACACGGTGCCAAGGTAATGCTCAGGCGTGTGGCCTTTGTCAAGTATCTCTGCAATGACATTATGTAGTAGGGTACCTTCGTCTGCATACTTATTAGAAGGACGGGCTGGCATCTTGTCGCAGAGTGCGACTGAGCCAGGGCAGGCAATAACACGTTTAGCGGTTGAACCGCCTACGACTGAAGAGTGTTGCATTTAGTTTCCTTTAGTTTACCTATTGAGTTTGCAGATTAGCATACATAAATTTAGTGTGTCAACATTTATTTTAATAATAAATAACTTGACACATAGAAAAAGGGTAAGTAATGTGTGCTTATGTTAGAAAAACAAGTTGAAGCATACTTTAAAAAAGTAGTCGAGCAGTTAGGTGGCAAGAGCTACAAGTTCACATCGCCAGCGCATCGGGGTGTGGCTGATCGTGTAGCCTGTTTGCCTAACGGTCAGACATGGTTTGTGGAAATAAAAACAGAGGGCGGTAAGCTGTCAGAACTACAGAAGTTATTTGCATTTGACATGCAGAGGCTCAATCAACATTACGCATGTTTATGGAATAAGGATGATATAGATGAGTGGGCTAAAGCTACGACCCTATCAAGACACGGCGGCTGACTTCCTGTATGAGCATGACCGTGCCATGATCTTAGCGCCAGTTGGTGCAGGCAAGACCGCCATCACGCTCACCGCCATGCAAGACGCTATCGAGGCAGGCGTTGTAACACGCTTCTTAGTGTTAGCCCCTAAGCGTGTCTGTACTGACGTGTGGCCTGTCGAGCAACCGAAGTGGGCGCCTAGACTTAAGCTCGTTGTGGCTGTCGGTACACCTAAGCATCGTGACGCAGCGTTTGCGTCTGACGCAGATATTGTTGTGCTGAACTATGATAATTTGCAATCTATACATAATTTGAACGGCATTGACGGCATTGTGTTTGATGAGTTAACCAGGCTAAAGAACCCGTCAGGCGCACGTTTTAAGGCGCTGTCAAAACTATTAGACAAGATCAACATACGCTGGGGCTTGACAGGTAGCTTTACTAGCAACGGCCTAGAGGACGTGTTTGGTCAATGTAAGATTGTGGATCAAACAATTTTAGGGCGTAGCAAAGGTGCGTTCATGCAACAGCACTTTATCTTAATCAATAAAGAATACGGTGACTGGGTGCCAAGACCTAACGCACTTGAGCAGGTCATGGAGATAATTAAGCCTGCCACCTTTGTGCTAAACGCTGGCGAGTATAAAGACAAACTGCCACTACTACACACGGTAGAGTTACGCTGTGACATGGACGACAGACTGCCGTATGAGAAGATGAAGAAAGACTTTGTCGTTCAGTTTGGTAACACACAGATCGCCGCAGTTAACGCTGCCGTGGTGACATCTAAGCTACAGCAGATGGCGTCAGGTTTTATCTATGATGCAGATGCCGTACCGACATGGTTCAGCAAGCATAAGTTTGATCGGCTTGATGAACTGCTAGAAGAGAACCAACACGCTAACACCATCATTGCTTACGCATTTAAAGAGGAGTTAGCAGAACTTAAGCGACGTTATCCGAAAGCAGTAACGCTAGACGATGACGATGCCATCACCCGTTGGAACGATGGCAAAGTAGAACTATTGCTAGTGCATCCTAAGTCTGCAGGTCATGGCCTCAACTTACAGCATGGTGGCAGTAAGATTGTATTCCTATCGTTGCCCTGGAGCCTTGAGCTTTATGAGCAAACGATAGGCCGTTTACACCGTAGCGGACAAAAGCATGATGTATGGTGTTACGTGATGTTGACAAATAAAACCGTTGACGAACGTATATGGGCAGCCCTGCATGACAAACGGGCTATTTCTGATATTGCGATGGAAGAACTAACATGAATGATGTAAAGATATTCTTGACATGCCTAATTTTAAGCTTTATAGTGGGCGCATATACAGTTGTATTGGTTAACAAAGACCGATACGGTTGTACAGTAGAAGTAAAAGATAAAGGCGGTAACACACATGTATTTTCAGGAAAGGTTTATCAATGACTAGATTGAACTGGCGATCACTTAATGCACAGCTTACTACGTTAAGCGAAGATGAAGTGTTAGCTTTGTTAGACAACGAGCGTGAAGGCGAGAAGCGTATCTCTATGCTACAACGTTTACATCAACGCTACACTATCTTACGTGCTGCACGTGAGCGTGTAGAAATATTGAAAGGAGCAGTACGTCCATGAACAATCGTGAGATTTGGGGAGAACACAATTTTAAGTTTGGTCGAATAGACCCTACGCCTTGGGTTTCGTTTTACGAAGAGCCAAGTTATTTAATTAAATTATGGAGAAAATTAACATCATGGGTTTATACACGGTAAAAGTTTACGGCATCGAGCTAGATGTCTACGCAGACGTAGAAGTTGAACGTGATCCGCTAGGAACTGGCGACAGCCCTGCAGCGACCTACGTTGACATTATTGCTATTGAGTTAGCTGATGCAGCAGTTGACATCACTACGCTACTAAGTGACGGTGTGCTAGAAAAGATAGGCGCACAAGTACAGGAAGAGGCAAAGTATGGGTAGCGGCGCAGATAAAGATTGGGATGATGTTTTGGTAGAGCAAGAACTAACTGCACTAGCCAAACAAGAGGGCGGGTCGCACTACAAAGACATGATTATTCAGCCAGTAGAATACATCACGGCTAACCGACTAGGTTTTTTAGAAGGCAATGTAATCAAGTACATTACACGTCATCCAGTTAAGAATGGCGCTGAAGATATACGTAAGGCCATACACTATTGTGAACTAATCTTAGCGACTAGATATAAGGATATAAAATGAGCTATGAACGCCAGTTAAAATGTGAGCAACAAAAGGAAAAGATGTATAATCTTACCTTAGAAAAACCGCACACGCGCCGTATGTTGATGCAAGCGCTTGGTATGACTAAGGGGCAGATAAACTGTCAGCTACAGCGCTTGGTAATGCGAGGCCATATTAAGCTGCACCCGTTTAAGACTAGCGAACGTAGCCACATGGTTGCAGTTCAAGTGTCGCAGTACGTTGCAGTTGCTAAGTTGCCGTACAAGGCTAAAGTTAAAGAAGTGCTAAAGACTGAAACAGTAGAGCGGTTTGCTACTGCAGTTGCGACAAAAAGAAAACGCGAAGATGACCCGCCAGGTGTTTATCGTTTATTAGACTATCCACTTGCTGCGCCAAAAAGAACTCACAAGAAAACAGTTGTGAGTATTGCTAGTGGCTTTAATCAGTTGGGGTGGTAATCATGAAAGATCAAAAAGTGCAGTTACAAAAATGGTGCTGGTGGCAAAAAGGCGAATGTGTTGTTGAAGTGTTAGGAGTAGGACATTTTCCGACGACTGCTATGGTAAAATTGCCAGATGACCGCAAAATAGAGGTAGACATCGTTGAATTACTCGTTAACTTTGACTGAATACGTGATTTGCTACTTCCCTGCCTTTATGGCAGGGGTTTGCACTTGTGGGGCTATGGTAGCCTTATCCCCACTCTTTTCTCGCGTTATACGTCGATTACAGAAGCCGAAAATCTACCGATTTTAATAAAAAATTGTTTCAATCGTCAAACTCATCAGTTTCTACATACATCTCTAATCCGTCACCACTAAATTCAATTCTGCCCATGTTAGTGGTGATTGTGATTAGTTCAGTATCATAATCAACTTCAATTTCTTCTATTGTTTGGCCTAGAAGGTCTTCACAAATTTCTTCAGGTGTGCGTTCAGACATAGTTACCTCAGCATATCAGAGTTAATAGTTAGTCGGCTTACTTCACCAAACTGTTTTGAATAGGTAATCACTTTTGCATCTCTACCTGACAGCCATCCGCCACGAGCAGAATACGCATCACCTGGTGCTAGTGTACGATGTTGCTCGACAATCATCAAGTTGTTTTCTTTAACGTCAATAGAATGATAATGACCCATGTGTGCGTAGGCGTGTTTAGTACGCCCAAACATTTCACGGAACTGACCTGCAAACACTTCTGATACGTTTGTTACTTTACGTTTATGTCCGTGATGAAAGAACAGCGCAGTCTTACCAAACTCATACGCGTTGTACGGGTTAGGCGACTTGTCAACCGTTATGCGCGGTTCGTTCTCATACAATACGCTGAACCACTCACGTAGCCATATCTGTGACACAGGATCGTGGTTAGCATCTGCCAAGATAATGTGTACGTGTTGGTGTTTAGCAAGCAGCATGTCAATAACTGTGCGTAGTACACGGATTGCTGAACGCACGACTTTAGCAAAGCGTGTGTCTACATCAAGTAAATGTTTAGATGCTGGCGTTACTGCGTCCATGCCATCGAAGTGTAAGAAGTCTGATAGTTGTGCAAACACGGCTGTGTCTGCGTTAGGTGACTGAGCGATGGCCTGCTCAAACCACTTGACTACTAACGCTTGTGCAATGTCAAGGTCCCAGTTCTCACCAGCCTCTTCATCCCAGGCAAGCATGCCTAGATGGTAGTCAGTTATAACGTAACAGTTAAGTAGGTTGTCGTTACCGAGTGCAGGTGCAGGTAGCGCAGTCAAACGAGGGATGTCCTCTTTCATGCCGTCAATGACTGCCTTCATCATCTCTTGCAGTTTGCTGTCGTCTATCTTAGACTTGACCCATTGACCTGACGCTTTACCTTCAGCGTTGTAGTAGGTTGACACACCTCTAACAATGAACGGCTCAGGTACAGGTCGCACCATGTCTTGCTCAGGTGCGTATCCGCTTGTGGCAGCACGACGGCGTAGTATACCGATGGCTTCTACAATCGTGCTATGGTTAATGTTTAGTGATCTGGCGGCAGACCTAAATCCACCGTATTCGTTGACTGCATCTATGTATTCTGATTGGCGTTCTGTTGCGTAAGTCTTTAAACCTTCATCTATTAACATTTTCTTGGTCTCTAACCCACTCTTGTAAGTGTAGCAATTGTAAGACGTCAGACGCGCAGTCTAAGGGACTAGCGTTGACGGTACTAAGTACATCGCTTTCGGTTTTTCCATCAATGCTTTCGGGGGTGTCGGAAATGTCGGACACGTCACGGGTATCTGTGTTGCGCACCCATTTAATAGTAGGATGAGCAGCATAGTAAGCATTAAGTTTCTTGACTGCATTTGCATATTCCTTCGCTACATTAGAAGTAATTTGTTTCTGTTCGGTGACGATTGCGTTATTCTTTTGTTGCAGGGCTTCAGTACGCACCTTTAGCTCTAGCTTGAACGCATCAAACTTTGCCTTTTCGCTTGAATATCCTTGATAATACCCAACAAGCAAAGCGCCTAACAATGCGCAGGCCACGGCGATCTGTTTCCAATACAGTATTAATAGATTCATTTGGTGAGCTTAGTAGTAGATATAACACGTAGAGCCATGTTAACACCAGACACAAAGGCAACAACAGCGAAATATACACGAGGATCAAAATAGCCTTGCACAATATTAAGAGATGCTTCACATGCTGCTCCTATGCCTACAATAAAGTTAAACCATAGGACTTTGGATTTATACCAACGCTTCATAGTGTTTTACCTGATTGAAAGTCTTGTAAAGTTAATCCGCCTGTAAACTGACAATGCGCTAATTCACGGAACTTGCCAGTCCAACGACCAGCCCATTCCAAGCCTAACTCTTCTGCAATGATTCCGCAAGCAGTAAAAAGCGCTTTGTTATCCCATTGACATTTACCATTAACGATTGGACAGAAGTCAAACGCTACGCGCCAGTTATGGAACGACTGACCTGCCTTAGCGTTAGTGACTATCTTGCCTGGTGTTGTACGCCCTTGCGCGTATAACGCATTTTGGCTTTCAGCGTCACGATAAGTTGACGTGATGATCACATCAATATTTTGCTTGGCGCATGAAAATATGAATCGTTCACATAGTGTTTTAACTCTAGGATGAAGGTCTGACAGATTACGGCTATTTACCAAGGTATATACTTCCACTAATTAAGGCCGCAATAAAAATCCATAAAAATTTATCAACCCAACTTACTTTCTCACTTGAAGTTGCTGATGTCACTTCAATCTTGTTCACTCTACCTTCAATAGTATTCTGTCTTTCATCGTATGAATCCATACGTCTAAATAAGGTAATCATGCGTTCTTCCATACGTGCTAAAGAGATGATTGCTTCGCCTACCTTATCCAGCTTCTCTTCAATTCTATTCAGTCGGGTTGTCTGATCGTCCATGATAAAGTCCTATTGTGCTAATGCGTTTACTGATTGTGAAATACTAGATTGTAATGCAAGGTCTTTTTGTATAGCTAGGTATACCGCATTACGTTGAGCCGTAGGAAGCGTATTAAGTAAAGTGTTTAATGATTCGCCTGAACGCATGCCTTCAGTTAACACATCCATAGTTTTCTTGTTTACTTTATCACGTAAAATATTGATAGTTTTATTTGTGACCGCTACTCTAGGGTCAAGAATATTAGGGATTTCATACCCTTTTAAATTCTTACCTACAACTTCTCTAAACATCCCTGCGCCAGCTTTAGCTTGTTCAGCTATAATACTGTTGCGAACTAATTGTTCAGCAATATTGTTAACTGTATCCATTTGTTGCGGCGTTAATACTTTAGCTAAATCGCCTTCTTCGTATCTAGCATATCCCGTTGCTTTTTTAAGTAATGCCTGTTCGCCTTTACCCAATGAATTAAGAAACGGTTTTACAGATTCTTTACCTTCAGGTGTGCTTAATATAGAACGCATTTGATTTAATACTACAGCTTGATTAACTGGTTCTGAGCCTACTTTAAACGCTTGTCTAGCTTGACCATACTCTGGTATTCTAGCTTCTACGGCGGACAGAAAATCTGTTAATACACCTTGCGTCGCACGTTGTGCGTCAACGCCTACGTTTTTAGTTGCTTGAGAGTTAGCAATATCAGATAGCGCACGTTTTATGTAATGTAGTGATTCACCTGTAATTTGCGGTGTACCGCCTACTCTAGTTGCGGTTTGCGTACCAGGTATAGTTTGACCAAATATAAATGGGCGCCCTTCACGTTTAGCTATTTCTTTTGCCGCGTTAATAGTACCTTCAGGCAAGCGATTAAATATTGCGTTTAATTGAGGGTCAATAGAAATGATAGCTTTATTTGCTTGCGTATATAAAGGTTCTGCTGCCGCTGTACGTGCAGTTTCAGCTACAGCTTTGTCAGGAGTGACGCCTTGCAAGTTAGCCATACGCGCTTCTTCTTGACCTTGTAATACCGGTCTATAAGTGTATGGTTTAAGTTCTACGGCTTTTGCCCCAAGTGCTTGCAATGGTGCAGCTTCTACGCCTGCAATAGCTTGTCCTGCTGTTAAGTCTTTAGGCGCTGAAGCTGCTGCGGCTTTAATTGCGTCTAAGTTAGGGCCTGCAAGTTCTTGTACAATCTTACCTGCTTTAATTTGAATAAGCTTACCTGTCGCTCTATCAACAATCCAACCCGCGGCTTTAGCAACTGGCGGTAAAATTATTCTGCCCCCCGCCTCGTATGCTGCGCCAGTTAATACATTTTTAGCTGCATCGGATAACCCTTCAGTTAAACCAACAGGCTTACGTGTTCCCTTTTGTTCTTCATATAGCTTTTCAATTTCTTTAGCGGCTGCGTAGCCTAATCCACCGCCAGCAACACCGCCAGCAAGCGTACCTACTGGACCTGCTACGGTGCCAGGTACACCGCCAACTATAGCTCCTACAGTACCTAAAGTTGCTTCTAATGCAGGATAGCCATACTCCTTAATTAAATCACGCTTAGGAATTGCATCCGCAGCAGGCGCTACGGGCGTTAACGTCGGGGCTTCTACGCCAAACTTAGTACGGATAGCTAGTTTAGTTGCATCATTTGCACTAGTGTAGTTTGTATCTTTAGCAGAAAATTTATCAAAGATAGCCGCTTTAGTCGCGGCGTTAGCGTTGACATAGTTAGGGTCTTTTAATACGTCAGCAAGTGTAGCGGCCATAATTTATCCTATTACTTTAATAACGGGTTAGATGAGTCTACGCTACCTGCAGAAGGTACTACGCCTTCTTGTGCCATATCTTGCGTAACAAACTGATTCTTACGCGCTTTCATTAGACGCAATACAGTTTTACCTGCTTCTTTACGGATTTCATTAGGGATAGATGTGTCTGCCAATTGACCTGCCGCTTCTTTGTATGACTGCGTATCTTTATCTGATTGTGGGCCTTCAAAACGCGGGACCATTTTAAGTGCCAAGTCAGCAATAGGCGCCAGTTTAGCGCCAGCAATTGCACCTGAACTTGCGCCACCAGTTACAAAACCTCTGACAACATTAGCTGCTTTACCAAGGCCACTACCTGTAGACTGATCAATTAACCCGCCGTCCTTAGTTGCATTTTCAAGTTCAGTAATAGTTAAGTTAAGGTCTGTGTTAAGTTTCTTAGATTGTTCTTTAGTCTTAGTAAATTGTGCGCTAGGTTTACCTGCACCCTCAACAGTTCCAATTACTTGACCAAACTTATTAAAGTTAGTAACAGTACCATTTTCAGACACTTGCTGATGCGACACAATACTTGGGTTTTGATCGTTAGCTATACGTTGACGTTCAAGGTCTATGCGTTTATTTTCATTTGCAAGTCTTTGCTGTTCACCTGGCGCTAAAGACATTGCAGAAGAGCTTACTATTTCTTGTTTTCCTGTATATGGATTTACGCTTACAATATTAGCTTTACCGCCTAAGTTTTGTTGCAATATTTGAGGCTTGTTAGCTTCAATATATTTATCCGCAGACATAGCTAGTTGCGGAATAAGCGCAGGATCATACTGCGCAGGTAACATTTTACCTAGTTCAGGGATGTCTTTAATTGCGTTTACACCCCATTTTTCGTATGAGGCTTGATCTCTAACCGTAGGCAATAAATCGCGGTGGAACTTAATGCTGTTAGCTTTAAGTGTTGAAGCAGCTAATTCACTTTCCCGTTTTTCTTTTCCTACCTTAGCCGCAGATTCAGCCAAAGCTTTAGCATCATCTAAGAACCCACCTCTAGCTAATGCGTTTACTTGTTGGTCTACGCTCATATCTGGCGCAAAGCCACCTAGTAACGCATTTCTACGTTCCGTGTTTGCTATACCACGCTTATACTCTTCCATCTTCATCTGATTAAGCTGATTAGACTGCTGTGCGTTTTGCAAAGCGTAGACGTTAGCCATCTGATTAATAGGTGACTCTAACTGAACTGGTTTAACCCCTAAAGCGATACTTGCGTCAATAGCCATGATTTAATCCTTATTAAGGTCTATTATACCCTGTTTGTGGAAGTCCCATTCGCGACTCAAAATTAGAGGCACTTGTATACGGACCTGCACTAGGGAACATTTGGTTCATCATTTGTTGTTGGTTATACATATTAGCTGCACCGCCAAGCGCGTTACTCCACGCATTAGCGCTACCAACGTAGCCTGACGCGGCAGCATTACCTGCGTTCATGTACGCGTTACCTGCGTTAGTCGCATAGTTCTGACCTGCTGTACCTAACGTATTGGCTGTTGTTTGGCCTTGACCTGCAAGACTTTGTAGAGGGTTCAAGATGTTTGCGCGGTTAGTCTGATAGCGATTGTACGCGTTTTGATATTCTTGTGAACCTAAGTCTTGACCAAAACGTTGAGCGCCTTTTAACGTAGCGCCTGACAACAAACCACCGCGTGATGCGGCAGAGCGATCAAGTGCTTTAACTCCTTCTGACATACGGAAGCCGTAGCCAGGGTCTGCTTGAAAGTCTGACATACCAAAATTTCTAGCCGCAGAGCCATAGCCTGCCGCACCTGTGTTAGCGCTAAGACCTAACAAGTCTAGTAGTCTGTTTTGACCTTTATAGCCAGCTTCAAGAAACGGCTTTTGCGCAGCCTGATTTTCTTTAAACATTTTATATTCAAGGTCTGCTGCACGATTAGCGGCAGCGGCTTGCGTCTCCGCTGCGTTCTCCGCTGCATTAGATGACATTGCTCCACCAAGTAAGCTTGCCCCTGCTGAAATTAATCCTGAAACTACACTAGCCATTGTAATACTCCCATTCTTCAAAAGTTTCAAACGCGAAAAACTCGCGTATCTCGCGTGAAACTTCACGCATGTGATTATATCCACCTAACAAGAAAGCTGTTGCTATGTACAGTTCTATCCCTAAGTTGCGGATATGAAAAGCTAAGTTGCGAACATGTTTCTTTTCGCTTAAACACATTTTATTTGAGTCAAAAAACGCACTAAAGCACGTCATTAATAAAGGCATGTAATACGCCGTGTTTGCTACAAACCATTTATTCTGCGGTAAAACAAACAATAGATTAACAAAGATTCTATGGACGTGTTCGTCCTCAAGTTCTACATCTTTGTCAATCAAATCATCCCATAATTCAAATGCTGAAAGAATATTATCAATACACTCTAATGCTTCTACGTGGCCTAAAAACCAACGGTGCGTGTTTGCATCTCTTAAATCGTGCCATTCTTGAGGCATAGTAGCCATCTGTTATCCTTTTTCCTGCATCGATGTAACTAATTGCTGTGTCATGTTAATCTTAGTTTATCCGCAACCAGCCACCGGCAACCGTTGAATATATAAGTTCTAAATATGTGTATATAGTTGCTATGCTAATGGCTGCACTTGATCCGTCAATAGTCCCCACAGGAAGTAATTGCATAACGCCAGTTGCTGCAACACCGTCGCGTTTAATAACAATACGTTGACCATTATAATTTGCATCTGCTAAAAACAAATTCCCAGTCCAGCCGCCAGAAACAATATAAACTGGATAGTTGCCTTTTTCCAATAAATACTCACTAGCAGTCGTAACTGCGGGCGCAATTTGATTTTGAAGTGCGCCATTAATTCTAACACCTTGATCAAAAGAATTGCCATTAACAGCAAGTCCTTTAATATTGTTTTTGTAAATATTAGCCCTATTTGTAGGTGCAAAGAAAACTTCCGCATCATTAACAAGATAAGCGTTTGCAATACGTACCGTTGCGCCGACTGTTGTTCTAAATTGAAGTTCAAACAACACGTCACTTGCGTTTGCTGAGGTTTTCATGTATTTTGCAGCAACATTTACCCATTTGTTTGAAGCCCCAAGACGCACAACTTGCTTTGATTGCACATTGTTTGTAATCTCAAGAATACGCACTTGAACATCAATATCACCTGACTCAACCCAAATCCAAAAGCCATAATTTAAAGGGCCAATTTGGGTAGTGCGACTAGATTGACCTAAACGGTAAATGTCATTAGTAGCTGGCAATGCTGGAAATATAAATCTAGTTGCGCTTTCATATCCAGCCTCAATAAATCCAGCCTGATTAGCTGTAATAGTAACCGCACCCCAGTTAGCAGAACCAATTATTGACTTTACCCAAGCAGCATTTGTCAAATCAGAAGAATAAAAAATTTCATTGCGTACACTTGTTGTAGCCGTAATTTGTTGCTCGGTATAACCTTGAACGCCATTTATTTTAGCAAACCCTTCCGTTTCAAATTTGCTTGGTGTGTCAAATGCCAACGTTGTATTGCTGCCTATTGGCGTAACTTGTGATTGAACTTTTTGATTAGTTAAGAAAAACTCATTGTCACCCTCTAAGTAAACACCTGAAGGCCCTCTATTTGTGTCTGTAACGCTGAAATAACGTCCACCACTTCCAATTGCGTAAATGTTCCACAATGCGCTACTTTCTAAATAGCCAATATAGTACGTTGCCGTGCCTTGATCGTACAAACCAACTGAGCTTGAAGTTCGTTTGCAATATTCAATAGTTGCATGAACCTCATTGGCTGTACCGCCTATGATTTTAACGCCAGTCCCGCAAGTTGTTGCGTCGGTTGCAGTTGCTCCGCTCGTAAATTGCCCGCCAATTCGACCACCATAAATTTTTATGTGATTGCAGTTAGTTAACAAAACACCAACATCTGCGTCTTGGCAATAACCTATCCAAACTGTATGACTATAAGCGTTTAGTAAATCAACGTTAGTTCCAAATCCTGTAACATAATCAACGCGATGCTCAGGATCGCCTTGACCTGTAATTTTTAGGCCAGAGGTAACTGTTGAACCGCCAGGGCCAATTAACTTTTTCACATAAACTGTTGCCGCAGGTGATTCAACTTGAATTGCTGCACCAGTTATTGCGGTGTAAGTCAATTGATTAATTGTGAAATTCATTACAACAAAATCAAGAGTTACTGGTGGAGTAGTTCGATATGTTGGTATTAAAATTGTTTGGCTGCTTTTATATTTTCCAGTTCCAATAACATTTAAACTAAGCGGCATAGCATAAGCTAACGCGGCTTGAATGGCGCTGTAACTATCTGCCACACCAGTTGGGTCTGCACCAAAATCATCAATGCTGACAGTCTCACGCAACTTGGTTTGAACGGTAGTAGTTACAGCGCTTGCGCCTGCTGGTGTGTATGACACATTAGCTGCCGTTGTAGCATTAGTTGCGACTGGTGTAGCCGTTGAAACTTGCACTAAATCGCCTACATTGAGGCCAGTTAAGAACGTGACCGTGTTACTGTCAGTTTCAGTATAATTAGTAGTTACGATTTGTTTACTACCGTTAACATACACAGCTAAGTTATTAGCGCCTGGTACATAGTCTATCGTAAGATCAAACACCGTTTGACCTGCTGTAGCCGTTATAGTCTGTTGTTGAGATGTGTAGGAAATGAAATTAGAATTAATACCTGACAGGTTGTCCCATGTAGCGATTAGCACGTCTGTAGCATCTTTTAACACAAACTTGTAACTGATACCGTCAGATAACCAAATCTCGCCTGTAGGCACTCGGCCTGCTGAGTCTAGTATGATAGGGTTAGGGAGCGGAGTTATTCCACTACTAGAATTGTAAGTCGTAGCAGGGGTTGATGTCCCTGCTATGTATGTATATAATAACCCGCCTGCGAGTGGTACGCCATTATTGCTGAAAAACTGTGCGCCAGCACCGCCTAACGGGGATAAGTTAACAGACATAAATCACTCCTAATGTAACGACAGCGCCTAGTACCGTGGCTAACCAATCATAAAAATCGCAAGTATGGATTGTTGGATGCTGATAATCATACCACTCTTTTGCAAAAGCTACTACCATTACTAGCAATAAAGCGTAGTATCCGATAAAAAAGTATGTTATAAGCGCAATGATTGACCCAACATTAAAGTGTACTTGCTTATCCAACGGCACAGGAATACGTGGGCTTGATAATAATGCTATTAATTTTTCCATTTAATATCCAATATCAATCTTTTGTTATACAAAATTATTTGTTGTTAAAAGCCATGCAGCTTGTGAAGCAGCTAAACTACTATTTATTGCTTGTACAGTAAGATTAAATGTATCAAATGTAACGGCAGCAGTACCAGCAGAAACTTTTATCTTTATAAATGCACAGGTGCTATCGGTAACATAAAAACGTCTGCCAGCAGAATTATTTACTGCTGCATCAACTTGTTGAAATTGTCTACCTGCTATGCCATCATATAAAACTTGGTTTGCTGCTGGCGTTATTAAAGTTTTTGCTGAATCGTATCCATCAACAGTTATTCTAATACCATTAGTGTTGTTTGCTATACTAATATTAAACACGGTTTGTTCTGCGCCTGAAACTGGGATAAAAGTGCTTGTATACAAAAGTTGATTTGCTGTTAAGGATAAATTAGTTGGATTAATTACTACATTTGAAACGCCTTGTACATTATAATTTGCGCCAACCTGTTTTAATGATTCATAACTAAACCCTACATAAGAAATACGAGGGTAGTACACATCAAAAGCAGAAATAACAGAACACATTTTTCCGTTGTTTACGACAGTAATGCCAAATGTAGGATACCTATGATTGCTTGAACTCCAACTATTAATAACAACGCAATCAATAGCAGCACTTTGAAAAGTAACAGTTGCGCCGTTTTCAAACCGAGTGTTGTATACAAAATTAGAAGCACCAACATCAAAAGTTATTACTGCGCTATTTTCAAATGAACCATTCCAAAAATTATTGTGGTTATGATTGTATGTTCCATTTACTAATAAAGTAGTTATTCTGTTTAAATAAAATTGGTTTTCATTAATCCATTGAACAGAGCTGCCTGTAGTTGTAGCATTGTTAGTAAGCTCAAGTGTATCTACATATTTTAAATAAAAATTACTGTACGCAGATGAATAATCTGTATTATATACTGCGGCTTCCGTATCGGCGTATACTTGAAAATATGGCGCTCTACCTATGTAAATGTTTTGCCCTTTAACGCCAATGGCTCTAATAGTAGGCGTAGTTGTTGAATCTGTGCCAACGCTACGAGTTACTGAATTAAATTGTTGGTTAGGGTTATTTGGGTTACTTGCATTTCCACCGATAATAATACCTATGCCAGCATGAGCTACATTAATACTAGCGTAGCTAAAATCAACGTTTATATACCTAAAATTAATTGTTGAAGTTATTTTATATGAACCTTCAGCGGTCAATGAAACGCCATTAGCCAAACAATAAACAATAGCAGCTTGAATAGCTACGGTATCATCTGCTACGCCGTTACCTACAGCGCCGAAATCTTTAACTGAAATAGTCTCAGCAAACTTCTGTGCAATCGTCCGATTGGATGTCGTTACCTGCGTGTATTTTGGTATTAAAGTTGCCATTATGCGTCCTTTGCGTCATTAAAATTTATTGCATTTTTAAACGGTGTTAAATCCTCATCAGTCCAAAAGTCTTTAGCTAACATAATGACAAGGTGGTCTTTGTTACGTTTTACACAGTCAACCCAATCTGCATCAGTCATCCATTCAGGCTTACCACCATTGATAAGATTTACTGAATCCATAGCGGCTTTGTAATGCTGTGCAATACTTTCTATTGTTTCATCCATTTTGCTTTCCTTAGTTAAGCAATTACTACGGCCTGTGATGCTTGGTAAGCGGCTATTATTTCTTCAGTCCACGCTACAGTAGCTATAGCTGCTACATTAGCAGGTATACCAGTTAAGTCACTAGCTGGCGTTAAAGAACTACGATGATATGTTTGTGCTATCTGCTCACCATCTTTAAGTATACGCGTAGCTTCACGGTATTGAATTGTACCATTCTCTACTACGGTAATTTGATCTATTACTTTTTCTTCTGTTAAAGCCATTGTGATTATCCTTTGTGACTGTCTATACTAAAATGGTGGAGTTAAGCTGTTTCATAATGCCCAGATACGAGAATTAGCCCTGCTGGGTCCATTGGAACTACTGAAGTTGCGCCCCCGCCAGTTGAAACTTGCTCAATAGCTATATTAGTGCTATTTACGACTACATAGCCTTGCATATAATTAAGTGCTGTCATTGCAATATTTGACGACCAAAAATTTGCCGCGGTAAACACATTCGTTGCGTTTATTGCCGTAAAGGGTAATGCGCTAACACGCATAGCACCAACGCCAGTATGTGCAGTCCATGACATATAAACTTGATAAAACACTCTATTACCTATTTTTGTATATCTCCCTACTTGAATTGTATATGTACCAACTCCCGCAGTAGTTGCCCCTGTAATAGTCGGTGTAAACGTACCTTCTTCATAATCATCTAGCGTATTAACATCTGTTGATGCAGATTGTGTAGCGGGGAACGTGATACCTGCGCCTGATGTGCTTGGTGTCGTTGCACCTACCCCTACTGTTGTATTAAACTTTCCTGTACCTGTAGCTTCTAAATTACCAAATAGTTTAGTAGCCGTAGTAGAACTTGTACCGATGACTGTAGTGTTAGCACCTGTGCCAATAGCTTGATATCCGATAACAATAGAATTGCTATCAGAGTTATTAAAACCTCTAACTTCTGACCCTATATAAATAGAATTTTTTGCTGTGGTTAAATTAGTTGTGCCATCTGCATGTTTCCGAGCAGAATTAAAACCTAAGGCAATAATAGAAGAGCCTGAAGTATTATTTTCAAGCGTTCCGTAACCAATACCAAGGTTATTACTGCCATTGCTAGTAGTTAAAGCAAACGCACCTATACCAACATTCCCACTACCTGTAGTATTGGTAACTAAAGTAGAAAGACCAAGACCAAAATTCCCAAGCCCAGATGTATTATTTTGAAGTGCCCCCGCACCAAGAGCTACGTTCCATTCGCCTGTAGAATTAGCTTTAAGGCAACGCCAGCCAACTGCTACGTTTGAGTTGCCACTAGAATTAGCACTTAAGGCTTCAAAACCAACGGCTGTATTTTGAGCATTGCCTGAACCAATACTTTTGCCTACACGAAGTCCATTAACTGTAATGTCTGTAGCAAATACTGGATTGGAAGTTAAAGCAACACTACCTGTACCTGATACACCATAAGATGTACCCCAAGCAGTTCCAGTAGAGTTAGCTATACCTGCGCCAGGGTAAACCTGTGCTGACAATTTGCTGTTAAAAGTATTCCAGTCGGTGCTAGTTAAATATCCATTTGTAGATGTATTAGCTGCCGCCATACTAATAACAGGCGTTGTAGTTCCCGTCGCTACAGATACTGGTGCAGTACCAGTTACACTTGTTACGGTGCCTAATGGATTACTAGACCATTGAAACGCAGTACCTGACCAGTTTAGATATGTGGCTGAAACTGTAGGTGCAACAATAAAGCTAGTGGTATCAGCAGCAGTTTGATAAGCTATACGATTAGCCGCACCGCCAACAAGATTAGTTGCTTTACCTACGGTTATCGTAGTAGGGTTAGTCCATTGTGGGGCTGTACCGCTAGAAGTAAGTATAAAGGTGCTTGACCCTATGGCTAGTTTACTTAGTGCTGTACCTGCTGCGTAATAGCTTAAATCACCTATTGCATAACTTGTTAGCCCTGTACCGCCATAAGTTGTAGTGATTGGCGTTGCGTTCCATGTACCTAACGTTAGTGTACCTACGCCTGTAATACCTGTGTATGCGCCTTGAATACGGGCTGTGTTAATATTACCGCTAACAATTTGAGCTGCATCAATTGCTATCGGTACATTACTTATGTTTGTAATACCGCCAAAATCATTTACTGTTAATTGTGCTACGTTTGTTGCGGTGCCATACGTGCCTGCTGTAACTGTATTAACCCCTGAGTACGTAATTGCGTAAATATTGTTAAAAAACCTAAACCATTCGTTCGCCACAATACCCGTCTGTGGATCGACAAGCGAAACTCTAGGCGCAGGTATGCGGGTGTAGTTAGGCGTTTGTGCCATTTAGGATTAACTCCGCACCCATAATAGCTACCTTAACTGGATCAGTTCCTGATATTTCATACACACGATCACGTAGCTTTTGTGTCATGCCTAGACGACGCCAAATGTTACGGTAGCCATATTCGCCTATCTTACCCATTGATTTCCAATGTTCGTTAGACCATGTATGACCGCCATCATCGGACCAGCGTAACATTACTTGAGGGTCGTCACCTTGACCTAAGTTTAAGCCTACGCCTGACTCAATCTCTAACTGTAGACTGTGCTGTGCTGTACGCTTCAAGTTGTTCTGACCGCTAGGTAACGCTCTCCATGAACGTAGCCATTTCTGCGGTGCGTTATTGTCTGCATACACATTTAAGTCAAACTTATAGATATTACCGTTTACGTAATCGCCAACTAAGGTTGTTGATTGAAAGTTACATTGACAGTTTGAACGATGACGTTCAAACTCGCCGTTAACCAAACTAGCACGTTCGTGCCATGATCCTGTCGCTACGTCATACACCCATGTGGCATTTGCGGTAGGAAAACTAATCACATAGAAGGCATGTCCTTCTTGTTGGTATGAGTACGCTACAGCGTCTGATATAGTGCCGTAGTTTTGTATCGCATACTCTACTGCATGTGTTGATACGCGCTGTGCTGCATAGCCGTTAGACCTAAACACTACACCAAATCCGCGAGGGTCGTTACCCAACCAAAAGAGAGAGTTATCTAGCTTGGCTACTGAATACGGTGCAAGACAGCCTGTCTCGCTAAACGCACCTTGAATAGGGATTAGCGGAAAGTCTGTCGCGCCTGAGTCATACCAAACTTCAGTTGTATCTGTACCAAACACCCATAGTTCACGATGAATAGTGTTAAGGGCTACTACACCGTCAGGTGAGCCTTCAGCACTAGCAAAGTCTAATGGGTCTACTGACGTGCCGTCAAGAAGCTGGGTAATCCATATCTTTTGGCTGTCAGGTTCGTTATATACAAAGTATCCATCTAAATAACATACTGTACCCGCGCCTGTGAAATCGGGATCAGTAATCTGCGCAAACACGTTGGTTACTTCGTTGTAGATGTAACCTAATGGGTTAGCAGCAATAAATATCTGTGTACCATTGTCAGCAAATATGACTGGCCCTGTACCTAACACTTCACCGATATACGTTGACGTGTAGTTTGTATTAATACGATAAAAGCCTGTACCTGATACGCAGTACGCATCTGTACCGTTTGTTTGATGCGCCCACAGACCTCTAATAGGGCCAGTACCTACGGTGCATAACGTTGTTAGTCCAGGCGCACGATTAAGATAGCCTATCTCTAAGCCGTTCTCAGGGGTAGCTTCAGGAAACAAATTAATCATGCGGTTATCCGCAGCGTTAATAGACCGAGCTACATAAGATTGACCTAAGATAGGACTTTTCATTAATAGTTACCTGCAAAGATATTGTAGCGTTGACGAGTGCCTACAATGCTGTAAGGCAAGCTCATAATATCGTCAGGGTTGTTGATACGTTTCAAGTTACGCTTAGATGCCATTGCAATGCGTGATACTTGTGCGCTTGGCTCTACACCAAACTCAGGTGCTATTTCGCAAGCTAGATTATACTTAAATGCACGTAAGTAGCCTGGTGGAAAGAATAACTCTGTTGCTAATGTAGCTGGCTGTGATATTTCTTGAACAGAAATAAAATGCCATTCCAATACCTTCGTAGGTTTTGGATAGACGTACATTTCAACGTTAGGGTAAGACATGTTAACCCAAATAACTTGTGGGTAAGTAGACGTTACAGTTTTAACCGCAATACCGTTGTATTGTTGTTGGTTAAGAAATTTGATACCAAAAGAGATGCCGTTTGACGGGTCTTTAAAGTATGTTGAATCTTCTAGTAAAATAGGGCGATTGCCTACAAAGTCACCTGTAGGGCCTAATGTTCTTGATAATACGTTAGGGGGCCATGAAAACACTTGGTCTTGCGTACTGTATACGGCTAGACGTTCTGTATTCCAGCTATCTATCATTTGGTTTAGTGCAGTCAACGCATCTTGTGATGTCGCTGCAGATGGAGTTTCGCCTTCGGCTAAAATGCCAAGTAATCGTAACGCTCCATTAATTTGATCGCCAGCCGTTGCCATATTAAGGCTCCTTATTCTTTTCTACGTCGTTTAACTTCCAGTTCATTGACGGGAGCCGCAACTACTGTCGGTTCAGCAGGCGTATCAGGATTATACTCTATCCAGCCGTTTTGTGCATCTGCTTCTACTTCTGCTTCCATATAGGCAATTTTAGTGCCGTGTATTTCGTGTTTTAAATATGTAATAGCCATTTTTTATCCTGTAAATAAGGGCCGAAGCCCCTATTTTTATTCTGCGTGAATAACTGCAAAGTTGATTACAACAGCTTCAGACAATGTACCGCCTGAAATGTTACGCAATGAAATGCTTACTGATCCTGCTGTTACGCCATTAGCAAACACGTTATATGAACCTGGTGTAGCTTGACCACCTGAGATTGTTAATATAACAGTATCTTTTGCGTTAATTAAAGAGTTGTTTAATGTAAATGTTGCATTAGTAGCTGTAGTCAATGAAGCGTTGTTCATTGTAATTACGCCTGCAGATTTATTTAAGGTTACAGCGGTTGATTTATCTGTTAATTGAGTAACTGACCCTTGTGCGCCTGCTGCGTAACCAATTTCTAGTGCACAGTACACAGTTGTACCTACAATAGTGCTAGGTGTTGTTGCGCCAATTGGCGAATTATTAATTGTAGCGCCTGATAGCTCAGGGTCTGAATAGGCTACGCCTACTGGTTTGGTATTTGGCATAATATTTCCTTTATTAAAAATCCACCCCGAAGGGTGGAGTTATTACATTAACCTACGCGGTATACAGAGTAAGCGTTTTCAGCAGTTTTACGGAAACGGAATAAACCGCTAGTTGTAATTGCCACTGCTACTGTAGCGTTACCGCCATCAGAAAAGCCTGTACCTGAACCTAATGCTAACGCGCCAGTACCTGAAGATGTACCTAAGTTAACAATGCTTAAATCAAAAGTTGAACCAACTTTAGCTGAGCTAACAGCTGCTTCAATTAAAGCTGCTGAAGGCAATGTGTATGTTTGAGCAGCAGTAGCGCCTGAACCAACTAACAAAATACCTGCTGTAACTTGAGCTGCTGTTAGTGTAGCTGTTGCTGCTACAGATAACGGAGCTGCTTGATAACCTAAAATAGGTTCGCCTAAATTGCCGTCACCTAATTGATAACCACCTGCACCATTTGGAAGAGCCATGATAATTTCCTTTACTTTTAAAATGTTGAAACCCCACCGAAGTGGGGCTTACCTAGACTATCCCCAGATACGGGCAGCCATTTGTGGACGAATTGTAGCAAAGCCATATAGAACGTCAATACGGCAAGGCAAACGATCATTGTTGATGTCATATTGACGAACAACACGAAGAGAGATGCCATTGTGTACTTGACGTGAAGCCATGTCTACGCCTTGTGGTAACAACAAGTCAGCAGTTGCAAAAGTGATTGCATCTTTATGGTAAACCAAGTTTTGTGCGTATTGTGTTGTAGCCGCACCGAACATAGTTACTACAGCGCCTGCTACTGGGAAACTGTCTACAGTTGCCAATGCGTTAGCTGGAGTATAGATTGCTGGTGATACAGAAACTGTTGTTGTTGAAGAACCTGTAGCTGCAGCAGTTACTGTGAATTGTTGCAATGAACCAGTTGTTTCACGTGTTTGTGGGTTAACTGCATAAACGTTAGCGATTGTAAAGATGTCGCCTACGTTCCAAGTTTTGCTTGAACCTGTGAAGCTCAAACCGATAGATGCAGTACCTTCAGTTGCAATTGTTGAAGTAACTGTGATTGCTGTACCCCATGTGCCAGTAGTGTGTTGTTTGATTGATTGAGACATGTTAACTTCATCGAAGCCCAATACGCCCATACCCATCATACCGTTTTTGAATTGACGTGAAACTGTGTCAGTTGGGTTAAACAAACCTTTCATACCTTCAACCAAGCCAGCGTTAGCAGCAGGGTTAACAGTAGCATAACGTGGTGACATTACAGCAGCACCTTCGTTTAGTTTTTGTTGAGCTTGCAACAATACCAATGAAGTTGATGGTGTAGTACCTGGTGTACCTACGGAGTTGTAGATTGCTTTGTATGAGTTTGCAACGTCAGCATCAACGCTAGAAGCCAATTGTGAGATACGTGGTTTTAATACACGTTCTGCAAAGTCATCTAATTGCATAGTCAATTCAGCAGATGTGAAGTTAACACCAATGTGTTTTTGTGATGCAACAGCCAATGTTGTGAACTGTTCGTTGTCATCTTGAACTTGTAGAGCTGCACCGTCAGTTACTAAAGCGCGATCTGGTAAACGGATACGCAAAGTAGAACCAATTTTAGCGCCTTCTACGGCAAAAGAATCATCATACTGACGATTCACGTTACGTGTGATCACAAGGTTGTTCTCTAGGATTTCTAGGGCTTTACGAGTGATCATATCAATGGTTAAGATTGAATTTGACATGATATTTCCTTATATAAAAGTTAGCGGTTTTTAGCTTCCCATGCCTTTGCTTGTCTAGCTCTTTCAGCAGCAATCCAATCAGATGTAGACATCGTTTTTGTTGATCTAGGATCAGTCGTGTCATACGCTGGTGAACCACTACCTTTAGCCGTCACAGGCGATATTGGCGCAGGTGCGCTTGTTGTTTTCTTAGTAACAGGCTCGTTAGCAATTTTTGCTTCAAGTCTGCCAATTTCTTTTGCTTGTAAGATTGGCGCTAAACGAGCAATACGTTCAGCTTCTTTAATGTTAGTCCCTAGGTAATAAGCCAGGTCAGGACCTACATCTGAAGCTTGTATAGATTGTGCCATCACTTGAGTAATAGGTACACTAGGGTTGTATGCAACTTGCTCGAAGTCGTCATACTTTGCTCGTGCATCTTCTTCCTTGTCGTGATAGGACTCTAAGATTTCGTGTTGTTGCCTTTGTTGTTCTCTTTGCTCAATCATCTGTTCAGCTCTTTGTACTGCCAATGCTTCGGCATACGCTTCTACTGATTCAAACTGATCAGGCGCAGGAACATCTCTAGGTGCTACAGGTGTTGAAGCCTGAGCAGCACGATCTCTTTCCCATTTACGCTGTTCTCTTGCCAAACGTTTGCCAATGGCTGCATCTAGTTCTTCTTGTGAGAATACTTTAGAGGCTTCTGCTGGCTTTTCTTCCGACACTTCTACTGCTGGTGCATCAGTTTCAAAAGCTGTCGTAACTTCTGTCTCTGGCGCGGGTACTTCCGCTATTACTTCTACTTCTTGGTTCTCACTCATTTTGTTTCCTTAGAAACCCTAGTGAACTGCACTAGTACAGTTTTTTTATCTTATTCGTAAGCTACAGTAAATGTTGCGGTGTTTGCAAGCACAATATAAAGTCCATAATTAAACCACAAACCGGCGGGAAAGCTAAGGTACTGAGTTCCTGCGGTTAAAGTAATAGTGTTTGCAATCTTACCATCACTAGCGCTTGATGCACCGCTATCGTATATAGTAAGCGTACCGCTTGATGTTGTAGATACAGAAATACCGTATAGTTTACCTGCACCAACTTTAACTTGATTTGATGCTTCTAAATATTTATAGTTTGCCATGATTAATCCTTATGCTAAAAAGCGTAATTTATATAGTGTTGCTAAATAAAGAGCTACTACTTCGTCAATTAAATTCTGTATCGCAGTTTCGTCTTTATCACAAATCTTATATCTGTCTGTTTCAATTTCTTCTAATTGATTTTCTAAAAATTCAATTACGTTAGTAGTCTTTTTAGCTGACTGCAAAGAGATTGGTCCCATCAAACCGTGACGGCCTTGATAGGCTTCAGCAAAGTTATCTGCCAATTCAATAATGTTCTCGTAGAACCTTTGTAGCGCTTTATGCTTTGAATAGCTACGTGTATTGAGATGTACTGAGTGCGTTACATCACGAGCTAAAAATAGTATCCCTACAAAATCACAGGCTTTCATTGTTGCATCCCTTCAGGTGGCATCATTGGTTGTTCTTGCGGTGCCATTGGCATCTCGCCTTGTGGCTGTTCTGCCATTTCGTTTGGCATCTCTCTACCTGACATTTCGCCTACTAAATCACCGCTATCTAACATGCCATTCACGGTACCCATTACAATGTCTTGTATTTGTTCTGCTGACATAGACGCTTGGACTGCACTAATACGTTTAGTCTCTGCATCGTAGGCTTTAATGTTAGCTTCTTGCTCTTTAATCGCCATATCTTGTGCTTCCATTGACTTGCTAACGTTTTGTAGCATGCCATGTAGTTGATCTAGCTCTTGGCCCATTGCTTCCATCTGTTGCTGTGCGGCTGCCAATGCTGGATTCTCATCTGCATCATTTAATAGCTTAGGATCAATCGTTTTAGCAAAACGTTTAGCCATCTCTTGTGCGCCAGGCCAATCCATGTTCTTAACAAACAAATCGCCAGCCACTTGCCACAATTGTGGGTTGCCTTGCAATAGTTGACTCATTGCATCTAATGATTCTTGACGTTTTGTCATGTAACTTGGGCCAGTAGACACCGCAATGTCGTACTTACCAACGCTAGGATTGTAGATTTTCTCAATTACAATGCCTGATTCGTCTACTATTTTCTTGATTGGTTCAGGCTGTTCAGGGTTAATTTTCGCTGATTTTACTTCGCCATCAATGCCAATAATACGTGCAACACGTTCTGTATCGTAGATTTTTGGGATTAAGTCCACTAATTGACGTCCAATATGGCGAATAGCACGTGCTAAATTGTCAATATAGTGGTATGTACCCGTATCGCCTTGTTTTTCTCTCGCTAAAATCGCTTTTCCTGAGCGTTCGTTGCTCGTTGCGCCTAAACTAGAGTCATATTGACCTGTAGATGATTTAATATCGTCTGAAGCGCCTGCTTTTGCTTGTAACAGACCGCTAGAAGCCATTGGTGGTTGCGCACGTTGTGGTAAAGGTAAAACACTACCTGCACCATCTGTTACGTCAGGGTTAACCTCTAAATAAGGCCAATTTGTCGTGTTTGCAGTTTTCCATTGAGTCTCGTAGCCTTCAAATTGACCGCCGTAACCGATAAATGGTGCTTTTGGCGCCAATGCCAACATCTCAGCTTCTTGTGAAACCCAGTAGTTGTACATACGTTGTGCATCTTTTGCATTACGTATAAGGCCAGACACGTACAATCGTCCATCTACTTCATACTCGTTACCTACTACACGCACGACAGGGATATAACAACCTGCCCACTCTTGTTCTTGCAAAATTTCAAAGCCGTTTGTCTTTAACCACTTGACTTTTTTAACGTCAGCAGTACGTGACTTGATAGGTTTTTGGCCCATCTCTTTCATTTGCTTATCTTCGGGGCTATTTTCTACTACTGAGATGTTGCCACGGTATAGATTTAGCTTAGAAGGTGTATGATCTATGTAAAAATACTCTGCAATACGGACTGTATCTTCTGTTAGCCATTGGCTTAGTGAAGAATCGCCTACACCTTGCTGCATAATTGACGATATTGGCGCTGCATCAGGAAATTGACGCTCGTATTCAGCTTTTGTCATATCCTCTGTAATAAAACACCATTCAGCATCAGCGCCAGTTGGGTCTTGGATTGTAGGGTCCATGTACACACTAAAGGAATTGCGGATGCGACCAATGTAGATGTCTTGATCAAATGTATTGTCGTCGCAATATTTAGTTAGTACACGGATGTAACCTTCACCATAGGTGACCTGATTCTCACATGCGGTGTCGTATGCGACATCTGCATCTGAGATATATTCAATGTGCCTAATAACTCCCTCAAATATTTCTGCGACCTCTACGTCAGCATTATCATCCACAGGAATTACCTTCACCGAAGGTCGGTTTTGGCGTTGTTCATTAGTAACTTGGTGTACGTGTTGCGGTAACTTGTTGATTGTTAAACAAGGTCTAGCATTAATCGTTTGGCCTTGTACTGAACCGCGTGTTGCCAACACATCCGCAGGCCATTGCCATTGGTTGTCAGGCGAACCCGCCTCAAAACGTAAGTCGTCAAGCTCATCTTCTCTTGACTCTGAGTAAGCAGAAACCGCCATAGAAAAACGGCTACGCATTGTAGCCAACATATCCCTAGGATCGCTTTTCTTGTTGCCGCCATTAGCGACAACACCGACGGTTACCATTTCATCACTCATTTATTAGTCCAATCACTTCCGTGTTACGCATCATTAGGTAATCTTTACCGTCGATAGTTGTTGTTTGACCTGTGTACTCGCCAAACATAACATGATCACCAACTTCAACATCCATGTTTGATAGTTTTCCATTTTCTAATTTCTTCCCTGGGCCAATTGCGCGTACATATCCGCTAAACAACTTCTTAGCACCTGGTACAAAAATAATACTACTTACTACTTCTTCGTCTTGTTCAACTACGATGCAGTCGCTTAATGGTTTAAGTCTCATTTGTTACCTTTTTTAGTAGCTTCTTTTTTTGCTGAGTACGCAATAGCTACGGCTTGTTTAATTGGTTTGCCTGCTTTAATTTCTGCTTTAACGTTTTCACGAAACGCACTTTTGCTTGGTGATTTTTTTAATGGCATTTTATTTACCTTTTTTAGCTGTCTTAGCTGACTCTTTAAAGTCTTTCGCTGTTGGTGCGCCTTTAGCACCAGGCTTTTTCATCTTTTCGCCTGAGCCTGCTTTAATGCGTTCTTGTTTAGCGTGAATATTTGCGTATAAACCTGTCTTAGCCATAATATTTTCCTTTAACATTTCCAACTTTTAAGGGCTGCTTTTGCTCTAGGTGCTTCACCTTTAGCATTTTTTACTACGCCACCCATTCTAGCACAGAACGACGCTTTACGGCCTTCGTCTGCTTTTGTCTTTGGGCTTGGTGCTGGCGCTTTTAAATTACTATTGTTTTTAGCGTTATACTCTGCACGGCCTTTAGCTGTCATGCCAGCGCCTTTCTCTGTAGGCTTGTAGTTTGCGTCTTTACCTTTAGTAGTACGCGCAATAGGTTTATCATGTGCTTTTTTTGTAGCCATAATTAACTTCCCATCCATGAGTTAGATATACCGCCACCGTTAGCATACGACTTTTTATTACCTTTGTCAACATACTCTCGATGCGCTACTGGAAATGCAAACGTTACGCATAGCGCATCCGCTGCATCAGGACTTGCCATGCCTCTTGCCTTCATCTCTTTCTTACCTTCTAAGAAGATCGTACCACTACTGTTTGGCTTCTTCATCGGACCTGTGAGGTCTGACTTTAGTTTTCTATCCTCTGGTATGCTTGCTGTCTTGAGCCAGTCGCGCATGGCGCCCCACATCTCTGCTCGCTTGTTGCCCCACATGATGCTGTTCTTAGCGCGTGATCCAAAGTTCACACCTCTGACCTTGTAGCGTTGTTCGGTTAGCCTATCCAATATGCCATACCCTAGGCCGCCTTCGTCGATGACTGTCATCACAGGCTTATACTCTTCTATCGCCTCAATGACACGCCCCACGATTGTCATGGTGTCCTCGCCTTGGTAGCGCTTGATGCCAATGATGTCACGGCCTTGACGCACTAAGATGACTGTGCTATCTGCCCCGCCCCGCGCAGGGTCAACCCCGATAACGATTGGCGCAGACGTATCCTTATATCTCTCACGTTTAAATGCGTCCTCGACGAGTGTCGGGCTGATAAACTGATCTTCTCCCGCAGAAGGAAATTCACCATAAACCTCGACCCGCGCCTGTGACGAGTCCTCACCATACTCGGCAATAATCTGTTCATAAACCGCTTTATCTGTATCTTCGACCTGTCTAGCATCTATCTGTCTCCCATGCCAAAAGTCTCGCTTAGAGTTGAAGCACTCAAAGAAGTAGCCTTGGTTACGGCGCGGGTTGCTGAACGCGAACCAATACCGATCTAATATGTTCTCCGTGAAGAAGCCCGCTCCCACGGACCAGATGCCGTCAGGTATACCACTCGCTTCATCAAATATTAACATCATGCCGTCGTGGTTATGCACACCCGCGTAGCTGTCTGGGTTCTCTTCACTCCACAGCTTACCCTCAGCCGCCCAGTACCGCGTCCCCTTCTTCAAGTCACGCTCGACTAGCTCACACACCCACTTAGCTGGCACGAGTTTAGTTGCGCTGATCTCCCACCAATGCGCGTTGATGATCATGGCCTGCCACTTAGTCAGCTCGCCCCAGGTGACGGACCTGAGCTGCGACTCGCTGTTAGCCGACACCACTACACTAGACCCAATGCGTGTCGTTAACATCCACAAGATTAGCCAACTCACAAGTGCCGACTTACCGATCCCCCGCCCTGAGCTGACTGCCTCACGTAGCGTTGACATGTCGACTTGACCTTGATTATCTTTGATGTGCTTGGCGATTGTTCTTAGCACGTCGCGTTGCCATTGTCTCGGCCCCCTGAACTTTGCTAACGGCGTGTTGGCTTGACCCCACGGGAACGCAAATAACACGAACGCTTCAGGGTCGTCCGCAACACGCGGGTCCCACAGCCGTGACATTAATAACTGTTCTTCATCCGAGCTATATATAGGTAGTTGCATTATTCGTTGTCTACGACGGTGCCTTCAATAACACGCGATTGAGCTTCTTGCAAAGCCTGAGTAATACTAATTTTCTGATACACATCCACGCTGATCTCAGTCTTGGCCGTCCAGCCGTGTACGTGCTGTAGCACAGCGAGAGCTGACTTAGCGTCGCCTTCACGGGCTGCCGCCACTAGATGTTGCGCCATCTCTTTTTCGCCATCAGCCTTACCTTTTTGTGCTGCCATCTCTGCAACAGGGTCGACCTGGCAGAGTTGCCGATATTCAGATGGCATCATCCCTGCAGCTAACGCCAGAGAGTCGTTCTTCAACCCAAGCTTTGCTGCATCGTAAATAGCCTGTAAGCGAGACTCAGTTGCCTTCAACTCGCGTGGCGAAAAAGGTATCGAGAGGAATGTCATGCTCGCATGGTAGTTTGAATTTTGCGGATTGTCAAGAGGGATAAAAAAACCCCACGTATAAGGTGGGGCTTCTTTACCTATTCACTTACCTATTCATTTACTTATTCATTACGTACATAGTCACTTCAAAGCCGAAACGCATTTCAGTAGCTGCTGGTTTTGTCCACATGATGTAGTCCTTAATCTATGATAAGCAAAATTGCTTGTATGTAATAATGTCAAATATATTAGACACAAACAATAGAGATAATCATTAATTAATCGTCAAACTTATCACATGAAACATACATCCGTAAGTCATCGCCACTAATCTGAATCATGCCATTGCTAGTATAGATATAGACAACTTCATTGTCAGAGTCTACTGCAATCTCATCAATCTCAGAGCCAAGTATCTTATCGCACAAGTCTACTATTGATTCTTCTTCTTGGTTCATGGCTTATACCTCAAAAAGTGAAGCAATTTCTTTTGCACGGGCAATGACTAATTCCTCTGCTGACTTAGTGCCTTTGCAGTCATTCATTGCTTTCTTGTATGCAACCGTTAATGCTGCCTTGTCTTTTGCTTTACCAAGGTCTGCTAGGATTGCCTCAACATCTAAGTCAATCTGTGGCAAGTCATCGCCAGCAAAGATGTATAGGCCAATACCAAAGCAAGCAATACATTTAGCCAGGCATCGCATTGTCGCATCACTAATCTTACGTGCATCAGGATTTGTAATGGCATTGTTACGGTTATCCATCACTGGCAACTGCATACGCATGGTCTTGCCAAGCGCTGTAACGTTACAAAATACCATCATGGTGTCGTTGTATACCTTTGGCTCTGGAAACTCCCATACAGCTTGTGGGTCTTGCATAAGCAACTGGTCTACAGCCCAAGTCCATGATAGGTATGTGAGCTGGCCTTTCTTTTCTGTAAAATCGTTTAC